TGCTGCGTGGGATGCTGCGAGGGCTGCTGCGTGGGATGCTGCGTGGGATGCTCAAATCGACCAGTTGCGAACCTATTTCACAGCATAGCTATGGATAACGAAACACGCATGGACTTGGAGTCCCGTATCATCGCAATACATGCCGAAATCGAATGCATTCGAAAAGAGATAGGATTGAGTTTGCTTTGCATCAATTCCCAAGATTACACCCCTGATCCGAGGATGACAGGAAATCGGAATGATCAGAACATATTCGTCTTCGCAGCAATGGAAGAGGCTTTCAAAGAGCTGGCGAAACATGATCCCATCGCCAAGGCTAAACAGGAGCTTAAAGAGATCGATGAGCGTCGCGAGAAGCTTCTCAAGATCACGGAAGGAGAAAGCCATGGATAACCACGGAAAGAGCTTCCAAGCCGCTCAGAGAGCCTGGGACAACATGGAGCCGGACAATGACGACGGCGACCACAGTCTAGAGGCTGACGACGACTGCGAGCTCGAAGATCCCCGCATCGCTGACTACGAGTGGGATAAGCTGGGAGGCGAGCGATGACTGCGAACAAGAAACGCACCCGTGTATGCCCGTCGTATCAGACGATGTGGCAGGATACGAAGACCGAGAACGACAGGCTACGCGTAGAGCTCGAGCACACCCGTAAGCAGCTCAGGCTTGAGCAGGACTATTCAGACAAGCTAGCAGAGCTTCTGCGTAAAGGAGGCAAACAGTCATGACTGAGTACCCGCTGCCAGAAAGCGAGGAGCCAACTCTCGAGGAGCTCCTTGAGAGCGACGAATGCAACCTGAAGAAAGGATCGAAATGATTACCTGGGCAATAGTCTACGCGACAGTGAAGCTCAAAGCAGAGCAAACTGGTATTCATCTCATGGCAGCAATGTTGGCAGATGTAATGATCTGCCTCTTCATCACTTTAGCCATAGCTGACCGATAACTTTAACCTATTTTGTTCTCGCCTAACAATGTGTGAGAAAATACTCACATAATCATGAGTAAAAGAATATACACTAAACACGGAATGACGGGCACCAAAATACACGAGGTATGGAAGGAGATGCATCGGAGGTGCCAAGGAAAATATCTTAAGTCTCGGTCCTATAAAGTAAGGAAAATAAAAGTGTGCAGCCTTTGGAAATCTGCAAAGGCATTCATAGATTGGGCCGTGGCTAATGGATACCAAGAGGGATTGCAGCTAGATCGAATAGATAACGATAGAGGCTATTCCCCAGAGAATTGCAAATGGGTAACTCCAAAGGAAAATGCCAACAACAGAGTGAATACTGTGTGGTTAGAATTCAACGGTGAGAGAAAGACCCTCACTGACTGGAGCATTTCAACAGGAATCAAACCATCCACCATAAGCACTAGGCTGCAAAGAGGGTGGTCGGTAGAGCGAACTTTAACAAAGAAAGTCTAACCTAAAAAACAATGAGCGAAGTAAAAGAATCCCTATTCGATCGATTGTCTAAGATCGACGTAAACGAATGGACCGAAAAAAAAAATGGTCTCACATACCTGTCTTGGGCTCACGCATGGAAGCTGTTTAAGCAGCACGCTCCAGATGCGACGTACAAGATAGCAAAGAGCGAATCTGGAAGCGTAGCCTTCCGATGCGGAACCGGCTTATCGGTTTACACATCCGTTACAGCGGAAGGTGAATCGCACGAGATGTGGTTGCCTGTTTTGGATTTCAAAAACCAGAGCGTTGATGCTGATCAGGCTAACAGCTTCCAGATAAACAAGACTGTGATGCGTTGCCTTGTGAAGAACTTAGCGATGTTTGGATTGGGTATCTACATCTACGCAGGGGAAGACCTTCCAGAGTCCTCAGACACGACTACAACGCCGAATCCAGCCCATAAGCAGACTGCTGCAAAGCATGAGCCCAAAGAGGAAGCGAAGCCCGTCTACGTCGATCACAACGTTGGTTGCGAGAAGTGGGAGGACTGGAAGACATCCAAGGGAACCAAGCTCTCGGACGTTGCCGGATCGAACGACGAGTCTCCAGACGAGAAGGAGGCGAAACTCGTCCAGCTAGGGAAGTGGATCAAGGCCCACCACGAAAATAACCCATCCCTTGCCGAAGCTGAAATCATCGAACGCGACCTGAAGTTTGTTCGCGCTGCCATAGAATCTTTAGAAGTTCCATTCTGAGAATCCAAAAACCAAATACAAAACAATGAGTGATTCATATACATTCCAAGGCAAAGTACTCGCCGTCTTACCCAGGGAGGAGTTCAATAGTGGCTTCTGCAAGCAGACCGTCGTTGTCACCGATCCAGACGACAAGTACCCGCAGGAGATACCGTTCGAGTTCTATAAGGTGTCGTGCGACCTTCTTAACAAGGTAAAGCGAGGGGACATGGTACAGGTCAGCTTCAACCTCAAAGGCAACGAGTACAAGGGACGATACTTCCCAGCCCTAAACGGGTGGAAGATCGTAGTCCACTCCAGCAGCCGTTCCGATTCCATCGAAGAGGACGTTCCTCCGGTAAACGATCCAAGCGACCCTCTTTCTGAATCACCCTTCTGAAAATAACCATCAAATAGCCATCAAATGAGTCTAAAAGAATCCGGTCACTGGTACGATGCCAAAGGCAATCCGTGTCACACCCAAGTATGCGGGCCAAAGGCCAAGAACCCAACCCGCCCAACCACAATCAGGGATGCCCGCAAGCTCGGTCTCTTCCCTTCCGTCACCTCCATTTTGGGGATATTGGCGAAGCCGCAGCTTGAGCGCTGGAAGTTCCAGCAGATCACGAACTGGTGTTACAATGCCGAAATCAAGGAAGGTTTTGCACACGAGACGGATCAAGACGGCTACTTCACCGCAGCCATCGAAGGGGCATTCCAACAGGTGCAGGACGCGGCTGATGCTGGCTCTCGTATCCACGCCATCCTTGAGGACGTTTCCAATGGCAAGAGCTACGATAAACAGGAGTTCCTTCTCCTCCCAGAGTTCGGAGAAGTCCGAGCCGAGCTAGTGATCGAGCCAGTCGTCGCCTTCTTCGAGAAGCACGTGAAGTCGGTAGTCGGAGTGGAGCGCTGCCTTGTCAACAAGCAGGTTGGTTTCGCTGGAATGGCTGACCTTCTGATAGAGTTGAACAACGGCAAGCTCGCCTGTATCGACTTCAAGACCCGTAAGACGCAGCCAGGTAAGCCATGCGAGCCTTACGACGGCCAGCCGATGCAGATAGCCGCCTATGCGAAGACTGCCTTCCCTTGGGCTCATGAGCTTTCTGGATGCAACCTCTACATTTCCACCACGGAGCCAGGACGCATCGCAGACAAGTGGTACGACAATTCCCAGATCGAAACCGAGTTCAAGGCGTTCTGTCACGTCGCTGAAGTCTGGAAGCATGTCAAGGGGTACGACCCAACGGCAGGAGGTGACGTATGAGCGAGACCACCACCCAAATAATCAGCATCGACGAGTTCAATCTTGGGGAACTCTTTATTCCATCGAAGCCAGAGCTTGCCGAGAAGATGCTGGCTAAGATCGAGAAGGAAGCGTTCCTCGAAGTCTGCGACTGTTCGACGGAAGAAGGACGAAAGCGGGAGTACACTATTGCCCGTCAGATCTCCTCCATCAAGACGCTGGTTGACGACCATGGCAAAGGTATCGTTTCCGACGCTAAGGCGAAGATCCGAGAAGTGGACGGACGGCGTAAGCTCATCCGAGACAAGTGCGACGAACTACGCGACAAGCGGCTTGCTGGCCGTAAGGAGTGGGAGGAGAAGGAGGCCGCAAGGCAGCAGAAGCATCGGGACGCTATCGAGGAGATAAAGGGGTTGAGAAATCAAGCCTACCCTGCTCAGGATGCAAGAGAAGAAAAGCAATGCGTTCTTGAGCAATACGAGGGACGCGTTGATATGCTATCTGACATCAAGGTGGACGTCTCCTTTGAGGAGTTCGAGGACGAGGCTAAAGCTGAGTTCAAGCGAACCGCAGAGTTCTTGGAACACTCCATCGTCAGCCTGAAAGCCGACATCGAGCGGGACAAGCGCCTTGCCGAGCTGGAAGCCAAGGAGCAAGCGCGCATCGAAGAGGAGAAAGCTGAACAGCTTCGCTTGGAAGGCGAGGAGCGAGCTCGCAAGAAGCAGGCTGAGGAGCAAGCTAGGAATGACGCCGAGCCGGAGAAGCGTAAGGGTTGGATGATTCCTGGACGCGGCTTCGTGGATTTCGCCGAGCCTGTCACGTTTGACCAAGCCGTTGAGACCTTGAATAAGGTTCAGGCAAAACTCATCGGGGATCCCTATGCTTCATCTCCAGATGAACCAGCCACAACTCCAGAGGAATATCCAGATCTCCCGGTCATCAACAAAAACGATGCTATGCGAGAGCATATGAAGAAGATCAACAACGCCGCCAAGGACGCCTTTGTCCAGCACGTGGGAATCACCGAGGAGGATGCCAAGGCTGTTGTCACCGCAATCTACAAGGGACTCGTCCCAAACATCACCATCCAATACTAAAACATCATGAACAAAATAGACATAGACAGTCTCACGCTTGGACAGTTCAAGCAGATCTCCGCGCTCGTCAAAGGCAGCGCGCCTAACGCATCCAGCGTGGCTTCCGCGCTGATCGGTAAATACGTCATTGTTCGTAGCCGAAACGAAGGTATAAACGCTGGGTTCCTCGAATCGGCAGACGCACAAGGTTGCGTTCTTTCGAATGCTCGTCGGCTATGGTATCACAAGCCAAAGGACAAGGGCCTAAGCTGGTACGAAGGCGTCGCCGTATCCGGAACTTCCAGCGACACCAAAATGTCTGCGCCAGTAGAGCGTAAGCTGATTATGGAGGACTACTCGGCGACAGTTTGCAGCTCGGTCGCAGAGAAATCCATTCAAGAGGCTCCAAGCAATGCGCAATCGTAGACAGATTATTACTTCCGGTTCCGGTGACGGTGACGGTTACGGTTACGGTTCCGGTGACGGTGACGGTTACGGTTACGGTTACGGTTACGGTGACGGTTCCGGTTCCGGTGACGGTTCCGGTGACGGTGACGGTTACGGTTACGGTTACGGTTACGGTGACGGTTCCGGTTCCGGTTACGGTTACGGTTCCGGTGACGGTTACGGTTACGGTTACGGTTACGGTGACGGTTCCGGTTCCGGTTCCGGTTACGGTGACGGTGACGGTTCCGGTGACGGTTCCGGTGATTAGCAAACTAACAATAAACCACATACTACATTGATTATCGAAAAGCTCACATTCACTCCGGGCAAGACGGTCCTCCAGTTCCGCGAGGATGCCGACGATCCAGAGCTCCGCACCCTAACATGCAAGATGCTCCCTGAGCTTCTTCAGTCCCACGTGGACGCCATCGGTGACCATATCGTAAGGACCAAGAGGGAAGCCTACCAAGAGGCTATCACAGCCGAGAAGAAGCAACTCAAGCTCCTCGACGAGGACGGAGGACCCGTTCAGTACAACAAGGAGGACGACGAGGAGTCCGAAGGCTACACCGCCGAGCAAGCGGAGGCTGATGGAATCCCCACAGAAGAGGATGAGGAAGGATGGGAAGGCTACGAAGTGCCAACCCATCCCGGAACCGACATCGTGGACATTCGCTCGATGGAAATCGAACATGCCGTTTGGTACGTCGAGAACCATTACACAGACTCGGACTTCTTCAACGGCTCGCCAGACAAGGCTATCGCGGAGCTCCAGCAGGATATGAAGTACAATGGCTTCACCGGACTGGAAAGCTGCAAGACGCTCAAGGACGCTATCGAGCGATCCATCAAGCTCATCAAGGATCAGTGATCCGTTTCATGTAACCAAAGGCGGGGGAGGCTTCTCACCTGCCTTAACATTTCAACCAGCCAATGATTCAAGCTCCAGTAAGAGTAGGGGAAATGCGCTTCAAGGCAGGCTTTTCCGACAACACCGCCCAAGCGCTCATGATCGCATGTTCAGCGATCGACGTAACCAAAGGGGAGCCAGTCCATGTGAAGTGCCGGCAGAAGGATTGCGTCAACATGATCGAGATCACTGCCAACCACCGCGAAGTCTTCGGAGATGCCTGCTGCAACGAGTGCGTCGAGAAGTACAAGCGCGAGCGTGATCTCAAGCTCATGGAGAAATACTGGAAGAAGGTTTGCCCAGCAGAGTACCGATCCACCGACCTAAAGCATGAGACATGGAACAAGGAGGCATGGGACAAGGCCCGTCAGATCCCACTCAGCGAGTCTTTGGTAATCATCGGGGAGTCAGGGCAGTGCAAGACCCGCATCGCATGCGAGAGAGCCAAGAGAGCTATCCTAACAGGCAAGACCGTTTCCCTCATGTGGCCGGACGAACTCAAGGAAATTCCCCGCTTCACGTCCCGCAAGGACTACATCCAAGACCTTTGCAAGCCGGACTACCTCCTCCTCGACGACGCTTTCCTCTGCGGATCCAAGGAAGCAGCAGCCGAACTCCTCAAAGACATCATCGACAAGCGGATCAGGGAGCAGAAGGCGACTGTCATCACCACCCAGATTTCAGGTGAGGACTGGAAAGGGGATGCCGCCAAGTTCAAGAACATGACCAAAGCTGAAAACGATCGCATCGATGCAGTTGTTCGCCGAGTGAAGGAGAAGTTCCGTACGATCGATGCTGACTGTTCGGATGAACTACCGGAGGCGCTATTTTGAACTACTACAACGAGAACGACCCGAAAGCCGCGGCATGGCTACGGGAACTCATCAAGGAAAGACTGATACCAGATGGAGACGTTGACGAAAGAAGCATCGCGGACGTGCGAGCAAATGACCTTCTGGGATATGCCCAGTGCCACTTCTTCGCAGGAATCGGAGGCTGGTCTCTGGCTCTCCAGCTTGCAGGGTGGCCAAGGGATCGGGAAGTATGGACGGGATCTTGTCCGTGCCAGCCTTTCAGCGTGGCGGGAAAGGGAAAAGGCGAGAAGGACGAGCGCCACCTCTGGCCACACTTCAAGAGCCTCATTGACGACGGAAGCCCTCCAGTCGTCTTTGGAGAGCAGGTTGCAAGCAAGGCTGGGCGTGGATGGCTCGATGGAGTACGCCTTGACCTGGAAGCGATGGGATATGCAGTCGGGGCCGCAGATCTGTGCGCTGCGAGCGTCAACGCGCCGCACATCCGCCAAAGACTCTACTGGGTGGCCTACGCCGCGAGCAGCGGACGGGGACAAAGGAACTCGATCAAACGAGAGAGCTTACCGGGAGGCGAACCGGAGAAAGAACGGATACGACCTGCCGACGGCCGCGGTAGTGCTGGCGGGTTGGCCTACACCAACAGTGAACGACTCGAGGGGAGGGAGGAACCGGACGGCTTCTCGATCGAACCCGAACAGCAAGCACCACGACGGGTTGACGCTTTGCGATGCGGTGACACTAGCAGGCTGGGCGACTCCTCTGGCATCGGACTCCCGCGAGTCTGCGGGGGTGGGAAAGAAGGAGCTTCCGAATCAAGCAACCCTTGGGATACCTTCGACCTCCTCCCCTGCACAGACGGGAAAACGATGCGTATTGAATCCAAGGTTCAGTGCGTGGCTGATGGGTTTTCCTCCAAAGTGGTGCCTAGCGGCGCTTTCGTGCCAGCTTCCAGTCCACTCACGGAAAGCAACAAAGAAGCCCGCAGAGTCATGCGATTGAGAGGCTACGGGAATGCAATCAATCCATATGTCGCATCAGAATTTATAGAATCATTTGAGAAATCTATTTATGCCCTACAAGGATAAGAATAAGAAGCGGGAGCAACAGCGCAGGTACAATTCCCGACCTGACATAAAAGCAAAGCGATCTGAATATCATAAACGATATAGATCTCAAAACAAGGAACGCCTTGATGAGCGTGAAGCAAAGCGGAGATTGGAGAAGCGTGCTCAATGCATGATAGCAACAGTCAGGACTCGCTGTAAGCGAAAGGGAATTGAATTCGGACTTGATTCCTATGTCGCCGAAATTCAAGCCCGGGTGGATAAGGGACGCTGTGAACTTACTGGTTATCCTTTTAGTCTTGAGCCAGGTAAGCCATTCAACACTCCAAGCATCGACAGAATAGATCCGTCTAATGGATATATTTATGATAATATACGCATCGTTTTGCACCTCGTAAATTGTGCGATGGGAGATTGGGGAGAGCGGATCTTGCAAGATGTCATGGAGAGATGGCTATCGTGCCAGAAGTAGCCTCGCAATTCATCCAAGCGTGCGAAGAAGCAAGGGAGCTAAGCCAATGAAACCCAAGTCATTCCTCATCAAGACGGCGAGCGACCAAGCCCGAGCGAAGTTCGCCATCGACTCGCTAGTCCTAACGGAAGGCCCATATGCCTTCGACCTGCGAGTGGAGAAACACGAGAAGCTCGCCGAAATGCAAGCCCTCTACCGCATTCGCAACCGCGAGCTTTCCCGAGGACTTGACGAGAGCTACACCCCGGAGGAGATACACAAGCACTTCCTGCAAACCAAAGTCTTCTCGATCATGGAACGGGACAACCTCGACTTTAAGCAGCGCTTGGATAGCTACCGCGAGCTATGGCAGAAGGGGATGAAGCACGAGGCCGAGAAGCTAGCTGAGATCGCGAAGAGGACAGTTTCCACGACCTGGCTGAACCAAACCCAATGGCAGGAGCTTCTCACTGAGCAGGAGCGATTCGCAGCCGAGATGGGCATCTATTTGCAAGAACCCCCAACAAAGGAAGAGAAATGAGCGATACGACTACTGAAATACTAAACGAGAGGGGCAAGCGATACGGCAAGTTCGTTGACCATGCGCGAATTTCGAAAGCGATACGTACCGCGATGTTCCGAGAGGTACGCGCCGACAAGATCAACAGCCTAGAACCAGATCAGATCGAAGCTCTCTACATGATCGCTCATAAGATCGCTCGCATCTTGAACGGCGATCCGAACTACGGAGACTCATGGCGTGACATTGCGGGATACGCCACGCTGATAGCCGATAGGCTTGAGGGGGTCGAACGATGAGCGACACCCCACTAGTCGACGAATGCCGTCGAACCAATGCCCTTGGCATCTTCGAGCTCGCCGAGCAGCTTGAGCGCAGAGCAAGGAACATCAGAAATCTTTGCCAAGTGATGACTGAAGAGGTGGACGGACTCACCGACGAGGACATCGCCAGCATCGCCGAGCGTCACGCAGGAGACCCCGATTGCCTTCAGGTTTACGTGAAGTTCATCATCGGGCTCTACCACAAGGAGAAGAGCAATGCTGCCACATGGCGGTTGAAATTTGAAATGGAGGTATCTAAGCATGCTTGATTCCTTCGACCGACCGGAGCCCAAGCAGGAGGATCCCAAGGTTTCCAAGGAACCGCCAGTAGCTTTCCGACGCCAGTTCATCGCACGCATAGAACGCTCGTGGTGCTCGTTTATTCATCCAGTTCATGGCAGGGTAGCTGGCTACTGCGAGAAAGCCGTCTACGCTGGCCTCAGCCAGCCAGGGGACGTGCCCGATTACACTCTTTTCTTGGTAGGCCGCAACCCCAAGAAGCGAAACGTGCTCGAGGTGTCCCTCGTTGACTCAAGAGCCCAATTCTTCAAAACCGAAACCGAAGCCGTCAATGACTGTACGTAGAATCCTAGCCCTCGACACCTCAATCAAGAATACCGGATGGTGCTTCTGCATCAAGACGGACCAAGCCACCAATATCGAAACCGGATGCAAGTCCTTCGAGCTCGGGACCAAGACCCAAGTTAAAAAGATGGGACTCACCGAGGAGGAAGTGAAAGGCGAGCAAGCCCTTCGCTTCCAAAGCTGGATCCGGGAAATGGCTATCGACTGGAAGCCAACTGAAATCTGCATGGAGAGAAGCTTTCTAAGCCTAACCACCTCCACCGAAATCTTAGTCGGATTGCAGATCATCGTACTCCAGACCGCGAGACGCTACCAAATACCCGTCTATCGCTACGCTACAACCTCCTTGAAGGCTTTTGCGTTGGAGCCGGGGTACAATCAGAGGTATCCACACTTAAACGCTAACAAGAAGCGTCAGGCGATTAAGCAGGAGATGGTGGAAGCTGCCCTTAAGCATCTGGAAGGCCCGCTCACTGACGACGAAGCCGATAGCTTCCACTGCCTTCTGCTCCACTTGCAGCAAAAAGCCCCAACCCGATGAAGTGGATGGTGTAACGGACATTCCTCCTCGTCTTCTCGCGGGCCACGTTCTTCGATACGGAGCGGGAAGCGGTGGAGGAGGCAAAGACTATGGGTTGATTTCAGCGATCTTGCGGCGGATCATGAGTATCTGGAATATTATGTTTGATGACGTCAGTGTACTCATGTCGTAGGCGCTGGCCCCGGCAAGCAGCTCGATCTTAATCGTGTTCGACGCAAGGGTGGCGCTTCCTAGGTCAGCCCTTACCGTTAGCGTCTTTGTCGCCGCACTGCCATCCATGTTCATCACCGCGCAAAGAACGCGATCGACCGGAGCGCCGGGGAGCGTTACCGTCAGCTCGGTCCCTCCGGCATTCAAATCGTACTGCACGGTTCCCTCTGTGGTGGATGCCGTTGCGCTTCCTCCTTTCGTCACCGACACTAGAGCGTGGTATAGTCGCGAATTATACGAACTCGGGCTTCCTGCGGAATTCGAATCGAAGATCCCTACCTGAACGTCGGTCCCCGATTGCAGATACATGGCGACAGAGCAAAGCGAGTCGCCCACGTTTCGAGCGCCCATGCTGAACGAACTCGAGCTGAACGGCTTGCCTGCCGGGTTCACGATAGTGAGGAATTGCTCGTCCACGTTAAACCCAAACAGCGCTGGTTTGATCGAGCCCGGGTTCGTAGGGACCGGAAAAAAGACATCGACCTCGTTTGCCTCCCAATAGCCATCTCCAAGAGCAATTGTCCGTGGAGAGTCGTACCATACTCCGACGCCGGACATCTGGCCGCCCGAAACGTAGGCTCCATAAGCGGAGCTATCAATTCCGTCCAGCGAGAAGGTAGTAGGCGATAGTCGGGTAACGGTGAAGCCCACATCGTTGATCTCGGTCATTCCGACTACGCCCTGAATAAGAATTTTGTCTCCCGTCTGAATACCCTGATCGCTGCCGATGCTGATAACGCATGGATTGGCCTGAGTCGCTCCGGTTATCGCGACAGCTGCCGAATAGTCGGAAATGTTGACGCTATCGAACTTCGGGCTTTGGAGGCTTCCTCCCGTTCCGGATTCAGCAAGTATTCCGATCGCTCCCGGAAGACCTTGAGCGCTGCCGCCGCCGCACCGAATTCGCCCGCCAGAGACATCGGTAAAGTAGCCAGAATTGTCCGATTTGATGTGCCACCCGATCTTGTTGTTGAGAAACTCCTGAATGCCTAGATTGCACTCGGTCATCCGGGTCCTCGAACCAGCGCTGTCGTTTCCGTCAACATAGGTGTAGCGGCCCCGATAGAAGCCCTGTATGTCGAGCCTTTCGCTGTTGATCCTCGCAGAGGAGTTTTCCTTCAGTCCTACCGTATCGTTGAAGTTTCCGCTTTTCCAGTCGGTGGCATAGCTAGTGTCGTTAACTCCTCGGTAGATGCGAAGGACGCCCTCGATATTCGGCGAGCCGGCCTCGAATTCGAGAGCGGTATCATTTACGTCGGCATCCAGCCGTATCTGTGCCCCTTCGGAAATGATGTCGCCTAGGAAGCTAGTGACCAGCAGCTTGCCTGAAATCCGGTAGTAGTTGGAGCTTTTGAGCAGACGCAGGGCCTTGCCGGACGATTTCGATTCGGCGAACGCGAGCTGTAATGCAGCCAGATCGTCAGTCGCCCCGTCATTTTTCGCGCCCTTGTCTTCTGGCGTTATCGACTCCCGCAACTTGTCCTCCACGCTCCGCGTCACCGCTCCGGTTCCGGCTGGGGTGAAGTTGACATGGCTGGCTGGCCACAGGACAGCCTTGAGCCTTCCTGTCGTCGTGTCGTCTAGCTTGATGGTGAGATCGCCGTCGTCAGCGTCCGTTGAAGTGGAGTTCCAGACGTAGAGCCGTTCGTCGGCAGCCCCGTCCTCCGTCCCAGTGTAGACCACGAACCCGTTCTTCCCCTGGAACTGCGATCCCGAGAGGGAAGCCCTCATGGTCGTAAGGCTGCTAAACTGGAACGTCTTGGTTCCTTGGATAAGTCGTGTAGTCATTGCTGTTGCTGGTTGGTTGATTCGCTTCCTTCAGCCCGGAGCGTAGCTGATGCCGCTGTTTCAAAATCTCCTCTCAGCTGCATTCTAGCAGCCATGCGGTTGAAAAATCCATCTATCTCATTGTCGATTTCGGCAGCGGTTGGCTTCATATTGAGAATCTTGCGAAGCTCCTTTGACCATTTTTCATCGAGTGCGGCATTGAACATCATCTCGGCCCTCTTTTTAGCGGAAATGCCCTCCAACCCCCTTCGGCTGGAGAGAAGAGGATTGAGCATCTTCCCGATCAATGCGATCGGTCCTGAGCGTTCCTCGCCTTTTGCCACATTTGAAGCGACCTTCCCCATGCTCACCGTATCGCTCCTGGAGGCGATTTCGAGCTGTTTGCGGATCTTAGCCAACATCGATTGCGTAGATTGGTCTGGGGCAAGTTGCATGATAACATTCGCCTGATCCTCTCCCTTCCCAAATATCGCCTTGTAGATGTCGGACGGACGGGCCTCTTCCGAAAGGTTATCCAGCTTCGATATGAAGTATGTCGAATACAGATCATCAGCCGCTGCCTTGTTCTTGGAACGCAGAAGACGCATAAAACGAGCAGAGAGCTCAACTTGCTCCGGCTTTGGATTGAACACTGATGTGACCAAGCTCTTGAGCGTCGTATCGCTCTTGGAGGCCGCCTCACCGACCATGCCTTGCTGAAGTTCTTCGATAACTCCAGACATTTGCTTGAATTTTGCGTCAGCAGCTCCGTATCCGCCTTTAGTAGCTCTGTTCAGCGCCGCGGTTATCTTCTTCTCCATCTGAGCGGCACGATTCTTTGTAGCAGCTGTGATTGCCTTGTCGTTGCTGATTCTGGACAAGTCCCTCAAATCCCAATTAACCTGCTGGAGAATGCGGGGATCGATCTCCCTATCTGGAATCGGTAAAGGAGCCTTTGGAATCGGGCGGTCTCGAGCGTAGAAAAGCTGTGGCTGAGCTTCCAAGTCCTTAGCTCGCGCTTCCATCGCCTCGAGATAGTCCTCGGACTCCAGCATCTTCTTGATCTGCTCGAGCTTCTTTCTAGGCGCCGAATTGCGAGCGGTAGTCTCTATCAACTCGTCCACGTTTAAGCGAAGCGGTCTGAGATCGATCTTCGGAGCATTCTGAAAGGCGTTCTCGTACATCACGTCAGCGAACGCTCGTCTATCTTCGACCTTGCCTTTAATGAGTTCCTGAGCGGTCTTTCTAGCGTTTTCCAACGCTCCCATAGGCGTGGACCTCTGGAAACGGGCCAAAGTCTTCCTAGCGGCTTGGAAGAGCGTGTCTGAACGCTCTTCCAGATAGCCGACGAACTTTCTAGCCAAGTCGTCACGACTTGAAGCTCCTTCTACCAAACGAGCCAACGGGCGTTGGAACTGGCTGCTTCCTTCTCCTGCCAACGCTTGAGCGGCCATTGGAGGAGGAATGTCGAGATCCCGAGCCTCCTTGAGAATCGTGTCGTAATCGTCAACGAGAGACTTGATCGCCTTTCGATCCAATCCGGCATCAACCAGATCCCCAAGCGTCTTAGCGTTAGCCAGCGCCTGACGGCCTTGCGGAGTCAGCTTCTGTCCTGCCCACTTAAGGAACGGGACCGCAAGCTCTGCTCCTCCTCCAAATGCGGTATCAAGAGCTACGTTCTGAAAGTCTACGTCCCCTCCAAGAGCCTTTTGTCCCAACTCCGTTAGGGTGGAAGTGGCTCCCGAAGCGAGAGCGCCTATTCCCATTCGTCCGAGAGTCGATGTCGCCATTGCCGTTCCTCTCGCGGCTGGAGCGAACTTGGCGATGTCGGAGGCGATCCGGTAAGCGTCCTCTCTCGAGAATCCCGGCTTATTGAGTACCCCTTCCTCTCCATTCGGGTATTTCACGAAGATGTTCCCCATCTCGTCATATCGAAATTCTGCATCAGGAATGAGGCTCTTCGTTATCTGAACCCGTTCTTCAGGTTCCGATCCGAGAACGAACGCACCTCCTCTTTTGATGTCCGCGAAGAAATCTCCAGATCCTACTGAAACGGCTTCAGGAGTCCTCTTGGTCTCTTCGGTCTCGTACGGAGCTCCAAACGCCTTAGTAGCGAACTCGGAAGGCGAGAACCGCATAGGACGACGAGCCCCTGTCGGATCCTCATCAGGAGTGGAATAAAATCCCTTCTTCTGTCCTTCAGCTAGCCTAGACTGGTAAGCCTGTCTCTCTGGAGTAGCCAAAGCTTTCTCCATCGCCTGTTTCCTGTTCTGCTGAATCTGCTCATAGCTCATGCCTTGAGGCAAAGCGATGTCCACTTCGCCAAGCTTAGCGTACTGCGTAGGAGCGGCTGGAGCGTCCAATTGGAACCCTTCCGGCAGTGAAGCGTTTTGAGCGGGAGCCACGTCAAGCTCGAATCCTTCTGGAAGTACCGTAGCCATCTATTGAAGTGCCTCCCATTGTCCGTTTCGGTAGACGATCCTTTCGCCTGTCGCCGGATTAGTTGCGGTCGATCCTTCCTTAATCGCGTTTCCGACAGGCTGCTTGCCTCCCACCAGTAATCGAGTGATGTCCTCGTTGCTCAGTTTGGAAACGTCATAGCCTTCCTGCTTTAACTGACGCCTGACCTGCTCGGGAGTGGCAAACGGCATATCGGCGGTCTCCATCCCTCGGTTGAAGGTGGAAAGGGTCTTGATTCGATCCTGCATCGACTCCTGCTCGGAAAAGCCGGGCACGTTCGGCATCTCGATTGGATTCAAGAAAGGCCGATACTCCTCTGGAATTGATTCGAGCTTCTTATTTACGTCAGAGATCAGGGTTCGATACCTGCGACGGTTAATGTCGAGAACATAGCGAAGAGATCCCTCGCTCATGGACACATTCGCTCCAGCGGCCTTCTCTGCGAACTCGCGGTCCTTATCCGAAAGACCAGTACCGGCTCCGAATGCCTTAATGATTTCGGCAACCTGAGTCGCTTGTGACGACAAGTAAGCTTCAGTATTTGAGATGGCATCTTCCGCCACGGAAAAGCCCATCTGATTTAGGGCCTTGCCAAAGCTTGTAATGAACTGTGCTCCAAACCCTGTGATTGCCCCACTGTCCAGAAGCTTCTCAGCCTCGATCGTAGAATTGATCGAAGACCTTGCAGATTCAGCCTTGGAATAGCGTTCTGCGAATTGCTCAGCGCTCTTTTCAGCCAACTTCTTCCCGAATTCGCTCTGCTGCTTTTCTGCTGGGACATTTACTTCGATCTTTTGCCCTTCTGACTGGATAGGCTGAACCTCTCCTGCTCCGTAAGCTCGGTTCGTTCCCTGCTCGTAGTAGGTATTGGTGGCAGGATCGAAACCAGCGAAAGCCCGAGTGCCGTCCGCAAGCTGGACTGCCTTCGACTGGAGACTTGTCTTGCTTGCCTGCGGTATTTTGAGGAATCCCTTCGCGTTGGCATAGTTCACGATTCCTCCCAATCGTTGGCGATACTGCTCCGGGGTGGCTCCTTCGAACTTACCGGCTTCGAAGAACTGAGGCATTGTCCTTGGAAGCTCTTGCATGAGCGTCTGGTCGTCCATCTGCGAGAGGGAGTAAGCTTTTGCTCCCAAGTCGGTTTCCTGAAGCTGCTTGTCTAGCATCGCCTGACGCTGCTCCATCGAATGCTGTTCGCCCTCCGCTCCGCTAACGCGAAGCTGCATCAGCCTCTGTCGAAGAGGCATCATATCGCGGTTCTCGATGGACTGATCGACAGCCTGAACCGCCTGCCCCATCGCTCCTAATCTGTCTATTGGTGAAACGTAAGCCATTATCCGTACACTCCTGCGTTAATTTGAGGGTTTCCTTGCCAGCCGTATCCGCCCGCGCTTCCACCGCCTCCGAAGGCTCCTGAGCGTCCGAGGTATCCAATGCCACCTGCCAAGTCAGAAATGCCTCCCTGAATAGCCTGAGAGCGATTCATGATGCCTTGAGCTGCCGCATTGCCTCCATACTGGATTGCCTGAGCCTGTCCAGCCGCCGCATTCTGTCCAACTCCTGCCAACGCTGAAGCGCCGCTCAAGCCCACTCCGGTCTGAGCGCCGAGCTGGTTGAGGTAGTTGCCTTCCTGAGTGGCGTAAAGCCCTTGTAGACGCTCCGTGAGAGCTGCCAGACGGTTTCCGCTGCGAAGCATTCCAAGCGAGGAAGCCGAGCGGTTTACGTCACCAATCACCTGATCCTTTTGGTACTGGAAGCCGGGGCCAGAGTAGAGCTGTTCCCTGGCCGCCTGCTGAGCCTCCGGACCCTTAAGCCCGAGCAACGCCTGCTGCCTGTCGATAGCCGGAATGCCAGCGTCAACGTAAGGCTGAAGCGTCTTCTGCGTGTCCTCGAAATTCTGCCTGATGACCTCTGCGGACGTTTCCGCTGCCTGCGTCTGCGCGTTGGCGGCTTTGCTGGCAGACTTGCTTCCGGCAGCGGCGTTGATTCCAGCTCCTACTACAACTGCTCCTGCTACCCAAAGGCTCATTGTTCGTTCTCCTCCCTTAGCTTGAGCAACTTCTCATGCTCCATCTCGTATGGGCTCTTGCACCCAAGTCTGCTTTCCAATTCCTTTACATCCTGACAGTTGTCTGGATTGGCATGAATGGTCGCCCATCGCATATCCTCGATAATGTAGAGAGTCTTACGGACTCCCGCCGCGCTCTCGAAGACGACCGGACCTTTCGTCGCGTCGATCAAGTGTGTTTTTCCTTCAATCAAAACCTCGGCCTTCCCAGTCAAAACTACGTTCAAATGGGTCGTTGTATGTTCTCGCCCGACAAGAATCGTGTTGGCGTGCATATGGATCTCTCTCCAGTAAATCCCCGGAGAGAATGTATGCGTCATCTCGTGCGGAGCGTCCTCATGGCCGGACCTGATCCGCTCAAGAAGAGTCTTCTCGATCTTTTCAGTGGTCTCCCTGTCGGATTTTGAACAAGGGGCGCATGCTTGAGCTATCGCTCCTATCATCGGTCCAAATTCTGCCGGTATCGTTTCTACGCTCATGTGAATATCCTTCCGCTCGCTCTGATGGCGATAGCCGACGTCGTGTCCGCTATCGTAGAAATGAAGTCCCCAGCCTCGAGCCAGTGACCAGTAGTCATCGGAAAGTCGTAAGTCTCCCCTGGAGCTATCGTACGCTCCTTCGGAAACAGGTTGGAGTTTCCAGCAGAACCTCCGCTTGTCACCAGGCTGACGCTGAGAGTCGCTGGATCGCTCGAGTAGTTCGTGGCTGATAGCTTGTCGATCGACACCGAAGACCTGACGGGGCACGTGTACTGCGTCGTCTGCGAGTCTTCAGCCGTCTTTGACTGGATTATGACTATTGGTCTTACTGACATGTCTACTGCTGGATCTGGTCTATGGTTAGAATGACTGCTGGCTGGGCTGGTGCGAATGCGGTAGCCGCCTCAGCATCAAGGCTGATGTTCGTGTCGTCTGCGGCCCACTTTATCTCGACGTAATCGCTTTCCTCCATACTGATTGGAAAGCTCCGCGATAACGCTTTCGTTTGCGCGTTGTCAGCTAGCGTCGTCTTGATGGTCGTGTTAGAGATGTCGGCTCCATTCTTCGCGAACCAAAGCCAAACGTTTTTAGCGCTTGCTGATCCAGAAATGAGCTGGATCGAGACACTGAAGCTATATTGCCCCGAGTTTGCGGCAACGATTCGAGACGCGTAAGTTCCGTCGATGTTGAATCCTGAAGCGATCTGCTCCGTGTCGAACTCTATTGCATAGGCAGTATTTGCGGCTGCTAGCGAAGCGTCAGAGGTCTTAAGAAATACGCCATAATGCTTATTGAACTCAATCAACGGACGAACAATCAGATCTCCAGATGTGGAATCTGAAACACCGACAGCGGCAACAAGTATCACGAGATTCGGTGCAGTCGGCTTAATGTTCGTCAAAGTGCCGGTGGTTGTTGGACTGACATAAATAAGGTCGCCTGAAGCCCAAGTCTCGCTCACTGGCGATCCTGTCGTGTTCAACCCTCTTGTGCGGCCAAACCATGTGGCTCGCCCAACGGTTCCGTCAGGAATATCCTGGGTTGCAATGCCAACGAAGTAAAACTCTTCCATCGATCCATCGGCGATCATCGGAACGACTTCTATCACGCCGTTTGCATCGATCCCATTGAATCCCAACGGCGTGCCGTTATCGATGTCCGATCCCGTGTTGTTCGCGACATGAGGAAGCGTCTCGCTACCTACCTGCAGGACTACGCCGCCAGGCATGTAGACGTCGATAGTGTTCTCGTCCGCGTTCCAGCACACGTCACCGACATTGCCAGGGCAGCGCGGATTGCGGTTGAGGGAAATGTAGTCGGCCAGAAGAGAGGAACCTTCCCGCTTCGGACTCTGAAGGACGAGCATGTCGAGAAGTCCATTGATCGCCTCGATCTGAGAAAGGGCGTTAATCCCTTTGAATTCCGCCGATCCAGCCGCGAGCAAGGCATCGTCTCCAATCTCGGAGTTCGATGTCATCATGCGCTCTACTTCTTCGAGAAACACTTGAACGCGCTCGGTCGCAACGCCGTTTTCTCTAATTATTGGCTCGCCTCGATTCGGAGCTATGAGTCGGCTGTCTGGCATTACTCGTCTCCTCCTCTCGCCTTTACTCCAAGAGAGTAGAACGCGGTTCTCGCCTTAGTTTCCGTAGTGAACTTGAACGCCACTGTATTCGGAACTCTGCCAAGTCTACGCCATACGGATTCCTTCCCGTATTCGCCAGACTTTCCCATGCTTCGCAAGCCCTTCGATTTCCAAGTTCTCCCAAAGTTGAATGTGTATTCGAACGAAACTTGAGGGTCTATGTTCCCATCTCCAGCATCCCACTCAGTCAAACCTAAGCCATAGTCTCCCCAAAGCTGAACCTTGGACAAGTTGAACACATCTCCACCATTTCTCAAAAACTGGCCAGAGAAGTAGCGGCTAAGTTCGGTCCCAAGATCGGTATATACATCGCTCTTAAATATCCCAATGCCTGTCGCGTGTCCGACTAGAATGCTGTCATAAGCAGAGATACAGCAACTCACATTATAAAACTCGCTCCCAGGTGACTTCCTTCGATGCCATTTTGGAAGGCTTGAAAGGGATGACTGGGTAATGTCATAGACCAACGAAGGAGATCCGCCTGCTATGTTTGGAGAAAAACCGCAAAACGTATGACCATCAAGCGAGTACGACCATGCGTTATCGAGGTATGCTAGCCCACCAGTGCTTTGGTTCAAAATATTATCTATTGCGGATGTGGACACTTTTTGAGGAGCTCCTCCTGTGTGACGCCAGACAGCGGACTCCTCGTTTGGTCCCTGACCAACAAAGTAGAAGGTATTATCGATCAAAGTAATGCCTCCGTATGTTTTGAGCCCCTTGTCTTGGGTTGCTCCATCGATCCTCTGGAACACAAACGGCTCGGTTCCAACGTTGCGCCAGACCTCATAGCTCTGGGTTCCGAATAGGACGAGTTCCCCTTTATATCGAATCGGACGCATATTGTCGTCTGGGCGATCCTCGCCAGAAGCAAAAGCTAGGGCCGGAAAGTCAGTTCCAAGCGTCAATTCAACTACGGAATCAGTGTGGAACACGGTTCTACTTGTGCAAAATAGGAAATACCCATCCAAGCTGGTTACTCCAAGAACTCCAGTATCTTCAGCCTGATAGTCGGTGTATACGGAGTCGGTTATCTGTCTGAACCCATTCGTAGCGTCGTAGAAATATCCGTCCCCTTCTGGAATTTGCACACAAATCACTTCGCCATTCGATGCGAGTTGAGGTGTGTAATTCACGGTAGAGGTTAATCCTAGAAGTGTCTTTGTCCCATCCGAAGACACCTTGTAGAGAGAAGCCCCGCTCATACAGTACAATTCTCCCTTATGGACAATCATAGCTGTGACAGCGAAATTGAAGCTTACCCACTCCTCTATTCCGTGGGTAGGGAATAGCCACTGGCTTGTAATCGGATCCTCCGCAATCGGCGTGAACGGGAAATAGTTCACGCAATCCTGAATCGATAATGGAGAAACAGGGCTCAAATAGAACCCTTGTCCAATTGGAACTGGCTGAGTGGATGCCATCGATAAATTAGGTGTCCTGACCTACGATGTGAAGATTGCTGCCGTCGCTAACGAGCGTGACGATTCCCTTTCCGGTAAGCGCATAACTGGCAGATCCATCGATTGTCTGGCTGAGATAGCCGTCAACGGTCACTGTGTTGCTCGCGGATGTCTGCTTGATCGTCATAACCCGGCTTACCGAGTCGGACGAGTTCCAATAGACGCTAGCCTCCAGCATTGAAATGGTGATGTCGCCTCCAGAGCTGTCCACCAGAAGCACGTTGTCGGTAGACAGAAACGTGGTGGAGACCGAAACGCTTCGGACCTTCACGCGGCTTGTGACGCTCTCCAGAGCGCTGCTGATAGCGGTGGCTACAGTTGAAACAAGCCACCTAACCAATTGCCCGTCCTTCACCCCTACGATGTAGTCGCTGGTCGCTGCCGTCGCTCTGACAATCGCCTGAGTTACGTCGTATCCTTCTCTTCCTGCCATGATTATGATCCTCCTAGGCCGCTATCCCGACCGTCGTTTCTCGCTCCATCCGTGCGAAGCTCGTATCCGGCCTCGTCGGTAAGGTTTCCTCCAGAAGCCGACAACCGTTGCGGCTCGTAGTAGAATTCGTCTTCGGTTGCTGCTCCAAATATGCGGTTCCCCTCTCCAGTCGGAAAGGTGTCTGGATGGTCGCTTTCGCCAACAACCTGAACTCTTGAAATGAGAAGGCTCCATTGCCTCTCGAAAGTGATAGCCAATCCCTGCGGAATCGGCTCGTCGTACTCGGAACACAGACGCAATGCCAAGGCGCTCTTCTGACAGCCTCTCGTCCATTCGTGGGTAGTGTCCGTATCCGTAGCTACGCTTGGCTCGCTGTAGTTAATCCAGATTCCGCGCTCGTGCCATTCGAGCATCATGTCCTTGTACTCCTCCAAAGCGGTAGCCAGGTCCTCAGAGTCCGCGGTCTGGTCTGGATCTGAAATGCCTGCCTTCCTTAAGGCGGCTTCGAGTATTTTCTGAACTTGAGCCATAAAGTGGTAGGCGAGGCCCGATTCCCGAGCCCCGCCAATCTTGATTGGTTATTCGTTGAGAGCCGTTCGAAATGCAGCAAGGTCAGCCTTGAGCTTTCCGATTTCAGCGGCGAGAGAGACTACCGCGTTGGCAACCTCCGCGTCAGAGATGGCATCGCCATCGGCGATGGTGATGGAAGTGGATGCGGTCTTGGCATTTGCCGTGAACCCCACCGTGTATCCATCCGTGGTGAGAGCAGCTAGATTGGGCTGCATCCCTAGGTTTCCTCCGAACTTCATGTCGTTACCTCCTTTGGTTAAGGTTAAGCCTTGCCCCAAACCGTACCACCAAGGAGCGGATTGTAGCAGCCGAACCAAGGCTGGAGGTCGATACGAAGGTATTGCTTGGTAGTGATACCGTCCGAGAACAGCGTCATGCGCATGGAGAAGCCTCCGTCGTCAGCAGTCACGGTACGGGATTCCCAGCCGCGAAGCTCAGGAAGTTCGGTGAACGCCACGCCGATAGCCTCCTTGTGAGCCCAGATGGAAGGAACGTTGGTAGTTCCAGCTCCACCGGAAATCACGGTGACTGAGTTGTTTGTGCCGATCGCAGCGGAGAGCGTGTTATACTGTCCGGTAGCCTCGTAGATGGCAGGACCCTGAACTACGACGCTCATGTCGCCGTTGCTATCAGCAGTATCGCCAGTGATAACTACGCACTGGTAAGGAAGCGGAGAACCGTCCTCGCCTACGCTAAGCTGCTTGGTGTCCTGATTCACCCAGGACACGTCGCTGATCTGGAGACGCTGGCCTGCGACGAGAGTGTCGTTCTCGGCAAATCCGGTCAGGGCGATAGTGGTCTGGTACGTGTCCTTGGCGGAAACGTAGGTTTGGGTAGGAGCAACGCCGTCCACTACGATAGTCGCGTCGTCGTATCCTACGCCATTGGTCAAACCTGACAGGGTGGAGCAACTGAAGATATTGTTGATTCCAGCGAGGCTTCCAGAGATCTGAGCTTTCTCCCACGCCGTGGTTCCAAGCCCAGTATTGGTCGGATGACCCTTCTGGGCGTCCGCGAGGTTTTTGATGTGCCATGGGTTTAGGGCGATCGCGATGTCGTCGTCCGGGAATCCGAAAGACTCCGCGAACGCTTGAATCTGCGAGATGTCCGACCATTTGGTAATCGCCGTATTCACGGTCCCCAAGGTGTGGCCGAGCTGCTTCATGTAGTAGTCAGCGAGGTTTGTCTCGAACTTGGTGACAGCGCGGCGAGCAGCCTTGGCCATGATCTGCGGGATGTCGTCCGCATTCATCTCGAGGGCTTCCTCCAGCATGTACCATTCAACTGGAATGGTAATCACGTTCTGTGCGGTTGCCTTCGCTCGACCACGGATCAAGGAATTGAGCGTTTCAGAAGTGAGATCGCCGTCAGCGGTCTCGATCGCCCGAAAGTCGTAAGGGCGACGGATGTACGCCTCGGTTCCGGAGGCTGGTTCGCGAATATCCATATCGGTGATCTTGGATCGAGTCGCGATGTTCGAAAAAACACGCTTGCTGTTCCATGCTTCAAGGAAGCCGTTAGCGAGCTTGTTGACGTAATTGGAATTAAGATTGGTTGCCATTGTATTGCTTTCCTAGATGGCGCGTTCACTACGAAGCGAAGTGGAACCCCTTCATCAGACCTACCTTCTTGGTAGAGCCTCCAGTGGGGACCGGATCGCTTATAGGCTTCGGCGCGTTTGTTATCTTTTTCTGTCTAGCGCCCGGCGTTGCGGCAGAACCTTTGCTCGCCTCTAAGCGAGCTTCGATGCGTCCAATAGTGGCGGCGGCTTTGATCGCAGATCCCGAAAGCACGGTCCTCAAAGCGTCGAGATCCCCGTAAAGGGCGTCTTCGATCTCTGGTCCTAGCTCGGACTCCACCAGCAAGTCATCCACATGAGAGGGAAGAGTGGGCTTTCCAGCCTCCTCGTACCTCTTCACGAAGTCAGGATTCTTTGCTGCATACTCGGAAAGTCGGTCCGTATAGGTTTCCCTCTTCTGGACGATTTCCTTCGTCTTGCTTTTTTGCTCCAGCTTTTGCTCCAGCTCGGCTACCTTGGCTTCAAGCTTCTTCTCCACCACCTGATCGTTGTAGCGATCGATGGCTTCCTCGTACTTGTCGTCATCGTAGTCGATTTCCGGATCCGACTTCTTAGGTCTGCGAGGCATCTCAACCGGCTTCCCACTCGTCCGAGATTGGGATTCGCCACCAGAATTGCTTTGAGAGGACTTTCCTCCCTGCATCTCCTCGAGCTGCTTCTTCAGAGCCTCAAGCTCGTCGTTTTTACGCTGGCGCTTGTAGCGCTCCTTGGCCGCTATCTGCTTCCAGTCGGGCTCGTCCTCGGGCTTGTCGGACTTGTCCTTGGAATCAGATTCCGCATTCTCGCCGTCTCCCCCGTCCGGGTCGGATACAGCTTTAAGGGCTTCCTTCTCGGGTTGCTCCTGTTCTTTGTCGTTCGATGCGGACGCAGCATCATCGTTCTGCCTCTTCTCCGGCTCCTCCTCGGAGCCTTCGGCAATTGCGTCCTCCCTTTCCAATAGTTCTTTTGGCATGTTCTGCTTTCGGGTTACGGCCCCCATCCGGGTTGGCCTCACGCCTATAGAAACAGACTATGCGATGGAAAAGAAAGTGAGTTTATGACTATACGGAGCGGTTTGACCCCGCATTTCTAGCTCTTCCATGCCTCTGAATCGTCTTCGGGGAGGCTTAAGTGCTTTAGCGATCTCATCGGCTACGTTCATGTCTCGGCAGGACTCCAGCCATTCCTCGACGCTCCCAACCTGGGCGTAGTAGTTGCCTTTGCCCCTCGAAATCCTTCCAGTTGCTCCCTTTACGGGCATACTTGCAACTATACGGATCGACTCGACATACTCGCTCATCTTCGAGCAAAAAGCGTCAATTTCTTTATCTACCTCTTGAGGTGTCATTGCAGTCTCTGTTGAGCCTCGGGACCATTATTGGCCTCAGCAGAGATAATCGCTTGGTTCATTGCGCTCTCAAGGGCGTTCATCGCGCTTCTGGCCGTCTGCATCTCGCCTGGAGTCACTACCTCGTTCTTCTTCAGCTTTTCGGTGATGTCGGCTACTTTCGCGTAGATTTCGGCTATCTCCGCTCTAGTCTTCTCGTTGCCCAGGTCTTTTTCGTCGATTTCGACCGCAAGCTTCTCAAGCTCAAGTTTCATCCCCTCAAGCTGCATGATCTCTTGTGGCGAGGGCTGCTTCTGTGCCATAGCTTGCTGCTCCTCCGGCGTTGGAGGGCGAAGACCTTGCTGTCCCATCCACCATGAAATACGTCCCTCCATCTCTTCAGAGTAAGGTGCATCCACCCACTTTGCCATGAAGTCCATGAGCACCTGTGCAAGTGGGAGATTGGTCTGTAGGATCTTCTGGAAGAAGTCCAATGCCTCCGCCCTCTTCGTGTTGAAGGACGGACCAGTATCGCGAACCACGTCGTACTTTCCGACTGAAACGTCGTTAAGGAGGACTGGCTTTTTCGTCTGCTCGTCGATGATTTCCTGATTGATGGTCACGACCTTAACCTCTCCAGACTCGCCCATAACCCGAACTTGACGCTCGTTGTCATAGATCCGAGGCATCACGTCGATACACTGCTCGGTAAGGAACTCGATACCCTTCGCGAAGTTGTCCACTAGAATGTAGGTTCCCATGTCCCCCTGCTTCTGCTGAGCGAGGATCGCGCGTCCTGACTGGTCGAGAGGGTTGTCTCCAAGGGATGGAGCGTATAGCCCTGTAGCCCTGTGAATGGCCGATACGGACTCCTGAAGCATCATAGTGAGGTTCGGGTCCATCGTAGCCTGACGGGACGGTATGGGACCTCCAGGCTGCCTAGGATCGTGGTTAAACGGAACTACTGGGCGATCCTTCGTGTTGAGCGACTGGTAGATGTCCTTGAAGTTGCCCATCTGCTCGGGAGTCATCCAGTAGAAGTCCTTCACGGACTTGGAGCAGCGCTCGGCGATGGAACTCATCACGTAGTTGTGGAATCTCTGAGGGTCCTTGGCAGATCGAACGATGCCATGATACCAGTGGCGACCGTCATTCCATCCGTGGTAGCCGTAGAAGATGATAACGGGAATATACTGGCCAACCCATTCGTTCGGACCATCAAGAACATCGCAACCGCTCACCTTGTAGTGCCAAACGCGGTCCAGCGTTCTTTTGCGACGGCGTACCTCGGTGATTCCGAACTGGGCGAGCTCGTCGATAACGTCGACCAGAACCCCGTCCTCCTCCTTCTTCAAATCCTCCTCGCGGTAGGTCTCTCCGTTGGAAAATAGGACAAGCTCGGTCTCGTAGGACTCCTTGATGTAGTAGTCGGACACCTGAACGTAGTCGATGGTACGCCAGCCAGCAGTTGGACCGTTGACCCCAATGAATCCATAGTTCCCTGCCTTAGCGTCCGGCCAGCGGTCCCTGAAAGCCTGTGGAGTATAACGACGGATAACGTGCATATGCCGAGCATCCCGGTGATCTTCGGCGGTGGAATTAGCATCCGGCCATATCGTAGCAGGAGCGTCGTGGATTGGCTTGAGCTCAAAGTCCTGATCGAACGTGTCGGGAGAAGCATAGTCCACGCAGAGCTGAAGGGCCCCGATTCCAGTAGTCGCTACGGACTGGAATGCATTGTCGATGGCGGCCTTGGCCTGAGCCGCGTTCATCTTGTTTCGAATCAAGCCAGTGAACGCGTCCGCAAGCTCCGGCTTTGCGTCGTTATCGGCAGGACGAACCTTCGCCCCTATCCGGTTTTGCCTAAAGTCTCCGACAACGATATTTCGCATGTGGCGAACGTTGTCCATTTCGAGGCGTGGCCTCTTGGCATCCCTTGAAGCGTACTTGCGTCCCCACTGTCCCCCTGGCTCGTCGCAGAAGACGGCATCCTCCTGGCATCGCTCGCGCTCAAGCTCTTCGGCATCCCGAGAGCGCTTGTAATCCTCCATCGCGCGCTTGTGGACGGATTCAAGGTCGTTCGGATCGAACTTGTCCTCGATTCTCGGCGAGGAATACCGGGTCTTCTTCGTCGCCATCGGTTAGTCCGCTTATTGGTTTCTGCCTGCTCGCTCTATCAGGATGGGGAAAAGTTCAAGGGATGAGGCGTTCGCAATCGAAAGCCTCAAGGTGTCGCCTGTAACGTCGATGCCAACTTTTCGAATCGTAGCAGTCTCGGAAATAACCATTGTGGATGTCGAGTTCGGCAACTGCTGCTGCTGGAACTTGCGTCCACGAACAGTCTGGTATCCCTCCGAAACGGTGGCGTCCGCGCTTCCTGCCGAAAAAACGAGCGATAGCCCGTAGTAAAGTCCGGGCTTGACCTTCAGGTCGTAATCCCCGTCTGCGGTGATCATAGTCCCACTCTTGATGTCAGTAGCCATATTAAAATTCCTCTATCGGTTTCCGGTTTCCATAGCCTAGTCCTATGTCAAGCTATTCCACTCAATCAACCGTCTGTCAAACGGTAAGATTTTACCCTCTCGGCGTGCTCCTGCCACGATCTAAGGGCTTGAGCGGTCTCCACGAGAGCTTGAGCTGGATTCATCGATAGCATACCAGCCACATTAGGCCCAGATTGGCACGAATCGCCAAAAACGCATACCTCGGCTAGGGGCCACTTGCGAAAGGCCCAATTTAAGGCATTAGGGAGCGTAAAATCGGACCTTGTGCCGTCTTCATAGGTGGGGAACGCCTCGTATTTGATGGCGCCTGCCCACTTGAAGTCGTCGAACACCCAAACGGATCCGATTCTTGGTTTTCTTGAGCGTTCCACCATGCCGACCATTGCGGGAGCGTCCATCCAGCACATCCAGTCAACGTCGATAAACCAGCATGTGGTGGAGATTCCGACTACAACGTCCCAACTCTCGTCTTTTACTGCTTCCCACTCGTCAAGAATGGACGGAGCGGAGCTAAGAATCGCTATCCGCATGAATTTTCTTGAGCTCTTGTCCCAACCAGTCCGCAACGGCCTTGTACCCGATCGGATCTCTCTTTCGGAATATTTCCATACCCTCGTCAGACGCTTTTTTAACCCTTTCTGATAGATCATCGCTCCATCCAAGCTGAAGCATGATGGCATCTGCCCAAAATATCTCCTCCGAATAAACGATGCGAGCGGAACGCTTGCGAGTTTCTTCCAGTATCAAAGGCTCAAGTATAGCGATTAGCTTTTCCGAGTCCTCATCCGTTAGACTGATCTGATTCATCCTCGCTCCTTTTCTTCAAATTGAGGATACCGGCCAAGATAGAGCCTCCCAGCTTGTGGAAGTCCCCCTCGTCCATCTCGTCGAAGCTCTTCTGGAGCTTGATAACCTCCTTGTGGTCGCTCTCGAAACGTACCTGCATGTCCTTCACGACAGTGGATCCGTACTCGATCGTGACCCTAAGTCTCTTCTTGTCCTTCTTCATAATTATTCAGGCATTAGAAAGTTGATCTCATCCCCTTCGAACGACTTGCGTTCCATCTTCCCGTCGTGAAACCACATCACGGTCAGCTTTGGCTTTATTTCGATGGCGGACGGACATTGAGAAAAATAAAACGGGAAGTCCTGACACCGTCTCCAGTTAGCTATAGCTTCCGCAGTAGGCAAAAGAACACATCCGTTCCTGATCTCCACCACTTGAACCTTCTTCCCACATATCTCGAGAAGCTGGTTCATCTTGAAGACTTCAGAAAGCTTTCGCTCCTTCTTGAACTCGAATCCTTCCGGCACGTCCGAGTCGTCAGCTACCCTGTATCCTGTTTTTATTTCCATAATTCGTGTACTCCTACCAAATCCCGTCGAACTCCCCTTCGAAGTCCATGTCGGAAATCGCCTTCACAGCGTTTCTGCTCACGATTGGCATCGCGAACGTCAAAGCCAGCGCGTCACCCTTGTTCGGAGAAGCAAGCCCCTCCTTCTTCATCTCCTCCTTGCTCTTGAGCAAAATCCTCCCGTCAGCGGTGGATTTCCTCCCCTGCGACCACAAATCGCTCTTGAGCTCCTCGTCGTCAGGTAGAACCCCTCCATCCTTCAGCCACTCCCGAACTCCCTTCCACATCTCAGCCCTCTTGTTGACGCATTCCTCGTCCAGACTCTTCGAAGCGAACCACACGATATGTACGGGAAACCCTTGGGATTTGAGAATCGAGTAGATTCCAGTGCCGAAACCGCCATCCACAAAGATAGCGTCCACTCCTCCAAGAGCGCCGGCCACCCGGGCAATCTCGTTCGAAACCGCAACGTCATCGTCGTTCTTTGGAATCGAAAGCACGCACTTGCACCAATTTCCCTGCCTTGCAACCACCTCGAGCGAGTCGTCCCCTGTCCAGCTAGGGTCCACGCCAAGCACCATCGGAGCGAACTCGTACTGATGGGGGGAGATCCTTCTTTCAACAGCTTCCTCGACAAGCTGAACCCCGATCAAGTTTCCACCAGCTCCCAAAGGCGGCTGTCCGTAGATGTGAACCCGGCACCAGTCCTCAGACTTCGTGTCCTCCCACTCCTTGATCTGATCCTTGTTGCTCCCCTCGACCTCCTTCGCGTTGATCGTCCTCTTACGCCAAACCTTCCGGTACCTCCCCCAGCACTGGTTGAACGCGCCCTTGTTGTAGTTCGGATTCCCAAACGCGAACCATAGAATATCGGTGTCCTCACGGGCCATAGAACCCTCCGTAACGTCCCAAACATCGTCATGGATACCCGATGCCTCGTCGAAGAACAAAGCGAGCCTGCTGCCCTGATTGTGAAGCCCCTGAAAAGCTACCGTATTCGTATCGCTCCAGGTAACGGCATCCACACGCCAGCGTTTCTCCCCATCGGGATCGTTCGCCACTAAAGCAGTACCCGTCTGTCTCCACCAATGGGAGTTGATAGACATGTTGCACCACTTGTTAAGTTCAGGCCAAGTAGTCGTCCTCAACTGCTGCTCGGTCGAAGCAGTCACACGGCACTTCGTATTCCGCCTAGTGCTCATCGCCCACAGAATCAGCCAGCTAATCAAAGCCGACTTACCGATACCGCGGCCACTCCTCGCAGCCATCCTGAACGCCTTGGAAGCGTTTCCAGCCTCTCCCTTGGCATAAGCGTCCCGTATCTCCGTCAAAACGTCTGCCTGCCACTCCCGAGGCCCGAAGTTCCTCTCAAGCTCGCTCCCATTCTCACCCCAAGGAAACGCGAAGTACACGAAGCCAAGCGGATCCTTCTCGAAACCGAGTATTCTCTCGGCAAGCAATGCCTCTGTGGAATTACGCCCCACCAACTATTCCTCCGAATTCCGGTTCCTGCCCAAAATCCCGAAAAGCACCTTCACGCAGTCTGCCTTCGTAGCCTCAACCTTACGGCTCCTGCACAAGAACAGCATCTCATCAGGCTTCTCGCACCGCATCCCGATCTCCCCCTCGATTTCAAGAAGGCTGTTCGCCAACCCAGCAATACGCTCGTCGGCCGCAACCTTCTTCCCATCGGAAATCACAACTAGGACGGGTTCATCATTCTGATCTTCACCACCCTTCATCACTGCCTCATGAAGCCGATTCTCCGCATCCAACGCAGCATCCTCGAAAGGCTTAAGCTTCTCCCTCTGCCTGTCATACTCGGAGCATATCTCATCAGAGACAACAGGAGCAGGGGGTTCCTCAACCACCTCCTCTTTCTTCTCAGAAGCCTTCAGCTTCTTCTCCCACCTCGCAGCAGCCAACCAAGGACGCTTGTCCCCAGTAGCCTCCGCTATCTCAGCGTTGCTCTTACCAGCCTGCTTCATCTCCCAGCAAACCTCGTCACGACTCTTCTCTACATCACTCATAATTCAGTTCCTTTCTCATTCTCAAATTCACCATCAACCAACTTAGGAGGCCACACCCTACCATTGTCCCGAGCCCACTTCCAAGCAGCCTTGTACCCTCCAACCCTACAACCCTCCACATCACCCCAAGAAGCACCCAACGCCCTCGCAACATAACAAAGCTCGCCCAATGGCCTAAAACCCCTCAGATCGCTCAATACATCCTCAACTCGACCTCCCACAACCAACCCCACTACCCTATCAATAAAGTAGATGTCAACTAAGTTGATAACTATCCACGACTACTGCTCACAAATATTTCAGCACACCTCATCTCAAAAAGGGTAGGGGCATAGCTAGTACAGGCAGAGAGGGCCCTTGGATGGCAGTCAATACCTCAAAATATTTGTCAGAGGGTACCCAACCACACTTACCTTTCTCCCCAGCCCCTTGCCCCCCCCTGGTGCGTGCTGCCTGCCGGTGTCGTGCGACCCGATCTCTACGGGGTGCGGGATGGTGGCTCTGAGCCCCTGAGAGTCCGAAGGATAGGCGACCTGATACGAGGGGTACTGATACCCTAGTCAAACTCTGGCTCCTCTGGCTGGCTAGCTGCCTCTGCCTCTATATCTATAGTAGAGCTGGAGGGGAGGGAGTCATGTTGCTTGCCCTCCACCCTCTGAGCCTGCTTGATGCGTTGCTCTGCCGCTTGGATGAGACCAACCAGCTTGTCGCTCGCATCGTGCTCCACTGTTACCTTGTCGCCGTACAGCTTGCGATTCCACTTACCCATTAGCCGCATTCGGGTATCAATCCTGATCCGCTTGTCATGCGGTTCGAGGTCTGGGTCGTCGGCTATCCGGAGGCAGTCATGGGCCATTGCAGTACACCCAGTTTCCATTGCGCGTAAGGAATCCTCTGCGAAATCTGGCTTGGTGGCTAACCACTGCCTGATGTGATTGGCTGATGGGAGTCCTTTTGTCCTGCCGATCTCATCTATTGCGATGCCTGCTGCTAGCATGGCTAGGACTGCGTTAGCTTGTGCCTGTGTGTACACTGGAGGCCGTCCTCTGCGTGTTGGCTTTGCTGTGGAGTCTGCTACCATAGTGTAGTTTGTAGCGTGTTGGCTGGCTATTGGTCAATGCTTAGCTTGTGGTGGATCAGGTTGTACTCGTCGCAGCTCGCTGGTGCTGCCGCCGCGCTTGCTCTCGCATCCGCACTGCGTGTCTCTGTCTCGCTTCGCTGATCCATAAACTGGATTGAGGGCAAATGTCAAATCGGGATGCGTGGCCCGTAGTGATGGGGGAGAGATGCGACCGGATGTCTTAACGAGGTGTAGATATTGGGTCGTTTTGGAGACGGGCTGTTTCCCGGGCTTACCTGGAGAGTGAGTGAAATTGGCTTATTTGCGTAAAATCGTGAGAGAGTGCTTGCGTTGTATGCGTGTTTGCGTATGGTGATGGATAGTTAAGGGCGAGTTGCTCTTACATCCTCAACAAAACCTGAATTGATTATGAGCACGAAAACAAAGACTGAATCTGCAACTCTAGTCGATAGCCGCACCTTCAAGGGGGAATACGACTTTACCGCAACCGAAGCTATTATCGACCACCCCAAATATGGGAGGATTTGCATCTGCGAGGGATGGGGATGCACCGATTTAGGGGGCGAGTGCTACCGTTGGAAACATGGCTGGGTTATATCAATCCCCTCAGATGCTGGATTTGATTGGCTTGAGGGTGATTCCGAGTGGAGCGACTGCGGCCTGCCTATGTCGCGGGTCCACGCCGCCAAGGAGGCTCTAGCTGTCAATGGCTGCGAGTTGATGCACTGGTTTAGTGGTTGGGCGATTGCTAAGCTTACTGATAGCGTAGGTCTCTAACCCTCAACCAACCATAACCCTTTTGCCCCGCACCTCAGACGTGCGGGGTTTCGGGGTAGGCGGCCCTCTCCTCTTTGGGCTGCTGGCATAACCTGAATTGAAAGAGAATACTATGAAAGCAAAAGTGCTATCGATCAGCAACGAGAACCCGCTTGATGTCCAGCTAAGGGCATTGACCGGCGACGGGTGGAACTCCCACGATTGGAGCGACACGCTCCCCACTGGCATTATCACCCACAAGAAGACAGGAACCAAGGTGCGCGTTTTGTCTCCAGACCAAGAACACGCCCTCTCCCTCTATCGAAACCGCGAACTCACCCACGCAGGGGATTTGCAGGATGAAAACGTGAAAATTAACGAAAACGGCGTTGCTGCCTGTTTACAAGGGCATACCGGATTTGTCGCTGGCAAGTTTCATTCGAGCATCAACGGCACGGTTTATGTCGTGATTACAGACAAACCTTGGAAGTCTGGGTCGCACATGAGCGCCGGCCACTGCATTGGGCTCGAGGAAAGACAATTCAACCGGATGGCCATCTGATGAATATTACCACCAAAACACTGCAGGAGCTGCGAGCGTACCCCCACATCAAGCAGGGGTCGCTTGCCCGTAGCGTAGGGCTCAACGAAGCGACTATCCGCACCAAAGTGAAGGAAGGGCGTGAGTTGAGCGACAAGGAGAGCGAGCTGCTTAGCAAGGGGTTCGGACCCTTTTACTCTGAAAGCGACGTTAAACCGCTTATTGAGGCTCTGAGAGGTATCTTTGAGGCTGAGCGGATTGCCAGAGACGGGGAATTTACCTCATTCGACGCTGACGCCCTAGATACTGCTATGGCATTTGCTAATCGAGCCCTCGAGGCTTGGGAAGGGGGCGAAGGATGAGACTCAAACAATACGTGATACGATCCGAAACCGAGCCTGACAAATACTGGAACGGCGTGGACTTCGCTGCCCCTACGCCATCGATGCCGCCGAAGACTTACTCGAGCCTTGTCGAGCTTTATGCCGATTGCGTGGATGGCGTTATCGTGCCGGCAACTCTGGACCTGTCCGGCAATGGGGAGATCGAGATTGCGACCGACAGCCAGAATCATTAACCATTAACCTTGGAACCGAGAGGAAACATAAAAATGAAACTGAAAAACGAATTGCATATGGCCCTGAAACCCGAGCACGCCCCAGAACCAGACCGATCGGCTGCGAAGCGCTACCACGTGTGGAGCCGAGACCACGGAGACGCCCGCCCAATGGTGGAGACCGACACTGATTTCGACGCGAACGAAGCTCAGCTTTTTGTCTGGTCGCTACTGCGATGTGGAATGGAGGTACGTATCGAGGAGGTTGAGCCATGAGCCTGGCTGAAATCTCAACCCTGCTTATCATTGGCTCCATTACCTGTATGGGGGCTTGGCTGCAATTCCGCTGGCCGATCATGGGGCAGATCAACCGATGGAAGGCGAAACGCTATATCAAGCGTGAGGGGGCCAGGGCTCGTTTGAAATGGTGGGGGCTTAGTTAGGATAGGGTCAGCTACGCGAAACGCGATACGGGGCATCTGGCAAATTGTCAGATGCCTTTTTTGTGCCTACTTGCGAGCCTTGAACTTCTCTCTATCGATTGGCATGTGCCTATCGGATTGATTCGATTGTCCGTATCCGGTTCTCGTGATCCTTTAAAATAGCTTCAGTGACCCGGAAATCGTTTAACGTGAATCTTGGGCCTTTGCTTGCTTCGGCCTCCAAAACAGCAATCCGCTTGTCATTCTCGATTATCTGGAGCATCGCCCATCCAGCGACAGCCAGAAGTACTGGAAGCATCGTAACTACAAACCAACTAGCTACCCTCGCTAGTGCATTATCTTGATTGGTTGTCATTTGTTCGGATTCTTTCGGATTGCCCAATTCGTTATGAGAAACATGAGTGGAGCGAGAATATAAAGCAATGGACCAAGGACCGCTTGAGGTACTGGTTTATTGCCGCCAAAGTGTAATTTGAAAACGACCAGGTCGATGCCAGCTTGTTTTGAGTCTGGAGGGATTATCGAAACGTCAGCCATGAACCAAAATCCAACCCATCCAGCTATAAGGCAGTACGTCAGCATTCCCATTAACATTAATGTTGCTATCGTCTTTTCTCGTGGCGTTCGACTGAGCTTGTCCATTTCTTTTTCAGTCACGCACACGAAAGGATCTCCCCACAAGAACCACTTAAGCCGAGTCTGACGCTTTATTTTGGCGTAGCGGATCGGCTTAATCTGAGCTGCCTCAATGCTCTTGCGGTAAAGGTCGAGTGCTTCTTTTCTGCTAGCCATTCGCTCCTGATGCAAACGGTCATCCGATCGCAGCTTGTCCGCCCGCTTTTGCTCAAGGTGTGACTGTATCCAACCGATAAGGGCCCCTCCTGCCGAGCTGCTTAGAAATGTGATTAACGGGGCGATCATGTGGACCTTCTAACGGCCCTACGCGGCAAATGGCAAGCTTTTGGAATTGGGAATCAATCCTCCTCGATCTCAGCCAGCATTGCCAGGTGACTGAGGAACCTGCGTGCAAACCACGTTGCCGAGGTTCCGCGAATCCACTGCTCGCGGTTGGTGTATCAGTTTTCTTTTCTTCATTACATTTTTCTCCTTATTAAAAATTAGTTCGAACAAGCTAGTGGATACAACGTCGGCAAGCCGCCGCGTATCACTAGGACGTTCTCAGATTAATCAAAAAGCGTTGCCAACACCTTCAAGCGATCCGGCGTCATGCTCACTTTCTTGCATCGGGTCCATCTTTTCTGAACCCCCGGCTTATTCCAGAAGTCACCATCCCAATACATCCACGATGTTAATCCTCCATGGTGCGGGTCTTTCACGATCTTCACATCTTCCGGCGTGTACATGATATGGTCACGTTTCATTGTTGGCTGCGGACCTTTTCCGCTTAGTTGGTTTTGCCTGAGTTTGTGCCTCTTCAAGGCTTCTTCTGGTGATATGTATCCCATTGCCATTGCTATATTATCGTTTTGTTGAGTTAAAAATTAGCGAGAACAAATCATTGCTCACAACTTCGTTCATCGCTCCGATCTTCTCTACGCGTGAGAAGTCGCGGTTCTACGAAGACTGATCACACTTCCAACCTAGGAGGCGTCTGACTTCAAAGGCTAATCGTTTTGCGGCATCTTCCGTCATTTCTCCAAGGTGAGCGTTATCTGCCCTCCAAAGAGCCTCAGAAAGAGAGGTAGAACATACCGACACAGCCAATTCGCTACGGTCCCCGCGTGGCTCCTCGCCCACTGGTCTTCCCATGTTATCCATTTCAAGTTTACGTCTTTCGTTTTCTCCGCTCATAGCTGTACTTGGTGTTATCTCTCCATTGATTGACTGTATCGAGTTAACGTCTTAGACCTCCATGTGAGATCAGCTGCACAGCTCGGACTCATATTGTTTGGTGGTATCAGTATAACTTCAGTGGTTTGATTCATCGAACCGGCCAACTTCCATCCATCGGACATTGCCATATTTACCTCCTTTTCCAGTTCCCAATGTCTCAGGCTAGAAATAACTTTGTATTCACTCATAATTTAAAAATCTCAGATAACCAGACGGTAGAAGCAACAGCCACAGTCGCGCGTCTGGTAGGGTTACGGTTTAGTTCATGTGGCTGCACTTCACCTAGCGGTTATCTATTCAACAGGCCCTTCGCTTTCTCTTCGAATTTTCTAATCAACTCTGGGTCGCTTCCTATTGGATGGTCGGGGGTCAAGAACCACTGGAGTGCACCCCGCATTTCATCTATGTTGTTTTGTGCATCTTCGGCCCAAGATTGCAGGACTTCATGCGTCATTGTTTTTCGGTATCTTTCTAGTTTCATATCGGTTTTTTAAGATTTTAGATAACAACGCCACGCAGACAACTCCGCTTCGCTCCGCGTCTGATGGCTGGGGTTCTACTCCCCCTTATTGCTTTCCCTCTCTTTCTCGAGAGCGTCTGAAGCTAGCTTGCTGGTGGTGGTTTGGCGCTTCTCGGCTTCCTCCTTCACCCATTGCACCTGCGACACTGGCAAGCGGAACTGTATCGGCTTGGTGGGCTCGTCGAACTGCCCTGGGCGTCCTCGCTTACCCTTGCTCATTTGTTGGCCTCCTTCGCTTTGCCGAATGCTTTCAGAGCCATTCGAGACTTTATTCTATCATACGACGCTATCGCGTAAGTCCTGCTAGGGTTCGATTCTGCTGCCAAGGCAGAAGCCAACTCGTCCGCAATGACCTCCCAAGACGGCTGAGAGCTCGCAGGAGCCTCTTTCGCGTCCTGAGCTATACCAAGCTTCCACTTATCCCGAATTGGAATATCTAGAGTTATTCGAGCCATATCGTAGTCATCGTTAAGATTAACTTGATCAGACCGGAAGTTATCCTGTGAAACGATCTTCCAAGATCGATCGATAGCTGGATCTTCAGTCTCTTTCGCGTTCGGGGTAACGTAGGTGTCCATGTAGTCCTCCACGGCCTGCATGAGGTCTTTAGTGACTTCTACAGTGCTGCGGTTTAGGAACTGTTGGTCGTAGTTCTCGAAGTAGTATTCGCTGAATTTCTTCATTTGTTAAACCATCTCCTTTCTTGGTTCTGGAATTGAAACACCCGGCTCGTTCGGTCGCCAAAGGTGTAAAACATGAGGGTGCATATCCACGTACTCGCTCTTTCGCGGGTGGTACTGGACAACGCACTCCTCCTCGTCGAAGAACAGATCCTTCACTTTGCACATCTCCTCCAAGTTCGGAGTGATGGCCTTGCCCTTGCCTACGATCCTAACGTGAACGGAAACATGGTCCCACCCCATGCCGGAAGAGGCGATGATATGGAAGCGCTTTCCGTTGCCTAGCGGGATCGAGAACGCCCCATGGTCTGAGTCTTCCAGTTCGGAAGCGTAGGGCCCTTTTCGGATTCGGTATTTGTTGAGAGTGGTGAGGTCCTTCATATCTGTTTAAACAGTCAATTCCTGTGCATGGGCAAGAAGGCTTGCCTCTACCTCCTTGAGACTGTTCACGGCTTCCTGAGCGGTATCATGCTCTACGCTGTCCAAGCTAGCATCCTTCAAGATTCCAGCGAGGGCGTCTTTCAAGCTGCTGTAGTAGCCAACCCGAATAGTCGCCATGTACTCGTCGCTGGCCGTCAGGTTTTTAGTATCCTTCTTGGCGATGCGAATTTCCTCCTTCTCCACAACGAGATTCAAGGCGTCGTGGCGTTCAATGCTGTATTTTCCAATCTTCATCCCCGCCACCATTGCATTTGTGGTTGCAAATATCAAGCTATTTGTGCAACCAGTTATACGATGAAGATCAGACCAGCAATCCAAATGGTGGAAATCCACAATGCTAGGGAGTACGTCGCGGAGGGGGATATCGTGAAGTTCTCGTTCGATGGCGATGAGAAGTCCACTGTCGTCAAGATCATCAGAGTAAGAGGCAACGAAGTGCTGCAGCGCGAACTCTCCCCCATCGAACGGATTGGGACAGTATGGGAAAGCGTGAAGGACTGCTACAGTCGCTATCCTGAAATGGTTCCGGTAACCTTTGGCGTCATTGCATCTGTTTCAGCGATAGTACATTTCATCATCAGCTAGCTAAGCGGCACCTGCTCTCCTGAATGCTTCCTGAAGCCAGGAGCGTACCTTGATCGGCCCAGCCCTCCGGTACTCCTCCACCATCCTGTCGGCGTTCTCGCGCCCGTAGAGTGCCCTCACGATCCTCAGACGCTCCGCAGGTGTCTCCCTCACGGTTACTTTGCTATGCTTCATATCGGTTAGTTGGTTGGTTAAAATGGCGGAAAGCAGAGGGCACGATCCTCAACGCCTGAACGTCTCGCTGTTTAGCAAACAGGACTAGCACCCCGGCTAGTTTACTTTCCATTGGTGGGCAATTGATGACTCGAACCTCTCCCGGTTAAGGACGTGGTTTACAGCCACGCTGCCAGATCCAAGCTGGCTTTAGTCGCCCAATGGCGGAAGAAGGAGGAGTCGAACCCCATGGCATGGTTATCCACCACCTGTTTTCGAGACAGGGCCGCAAGCCGTCCTTGCAGTTCATCTTCCGGAGATTGAACCGTTATCGATATGATCGACTGGACTTGCTTACTTGCACGATCAAATCAGTGGATGACAGATCGTAAACAGTCAAGAGCTAGATCCGCAGGGAGACAGCTATTCGCGGCAAAGCACACAAAACCAAGTAAAGTTCTCCCTGAGTTTGAACCGAGATTTCGCTCTTGGGGTTTTTCGGTCTATTTCGATGCCAATTAACCCACATGGGCCTCTTACCACTAGATCTACCCTTCCAGCCTTTCCATCTCCACGGTCATTGACTGGATATTCCCGCTCTACCCTAAACCCCGCTCCCATGAGGCGATAGTAGGCATCGTCATGAAACTCCGCGGCGCTATCCCCTTCGCATTCAAGCAAGACACTCCTAATGCATTCTGGAAAGTTAAGTGAACTGAATCGTATTGCTGTCATATCGGTTAAAACATCCACCCCGTTAAGTTAACTTTGCCAATCCTAAGGAATCCCGAGTGGGTACACTTCACCCATTACGGGTGAGAGGTAAGCTAACATGCCAAGAGCCTTGAGGCCGTCGGAGCATCACGAGCAGTCCAACCCCACGGTCACCTGCTTTTCAGAGGGAATAAGGACTGCCCCACTGGTATCAGGAATATTCTAGGAGCCGGCGTTATCTGGTCATTGCTCCCATCCGTTGGGGCGAATGTTCTTTGTAGGAGGCCACGTCCTTTCGGCGGCTGAGTAATCAACTCATGCTTGTTGCTTTCGGTAGCCGGCGAGAGGGTGATTATCCTTCGTGTATCCAGCGTGTACTAACAAACAAACATGCGGGGTTCCAACCCGCCACTCCTACAAGGAGCATTCATTTTCGTGCTACTCCCTTCTTCAGGGCTATCGCACTAGGCCGTGTTCGTCTAGAGACGGCGATCAGAGTACTAGCGTGTACAAACCCTAAAAAGAGAAAGGGATGCTTCCCGTCAATGGAAAACATCCCCTTTCAAAGTTCGCTAGTACTCTAGCCCCAGATAACTGAGACTCTTTGGCACTCAGTCAAGAGCTATCTTTCATGGAAGCTGTCAAAAAACTCATGCTTTCGATTGCGATTTAAGCTATGGTCAATCCTTCCCACCTGTATTCGGTCAACGTCGAAGCAGTCGAATATCCAATCCTCGCTTGCCCATTTCTTCAGGTTGGGATGCAGCGCGTAGCTCTTGGGAATCATGATGTATGCAAGATTGTCGAAAGATACACCGATCCAGTTGAGGTAAATCGCGAATGGGTTAGGCTCCTTGGACCGCGTTATCTTCTGGGCAAAGACCGTAAGAGCACAGAACTCGTCAGCCGTAAGCTGCTCTGGATTGGAAGACCTGCCAGAAACCATCATGTCCCCAACTAGGTCCATAGCTTCGCCTATCCTCATCAGAATCTCAGCTCCTTCGGCAGGTGAACTTCATGCGGGAAGTAGAGGAGCTGCCCAAAGCATTTGAAGCCTTCGGCAGTTCTCTTGAGCTTGCAGCCAAGGGCTTCCCAAGCCTTCTGGGATCTCCCTGCCATGTGGTCTTCAGGCATCCGGTAAAGTGAGCCAGTGAAGCAGCGGTTTCGCTTAACGTGTTTCTTTTTACTCATAGGTTTATTGGTTGAGGATTAAAGTGGAGCGACGCCCGAGGCTCGAACTCGGGACAACCGACTTGGAAGGTCGGGACTCTACCAACTGAGTTAGCGCCGCTTGAAATACGATCGAGGTGGGAATCGAACCCACGCACCTCCTCAGACGTTCTAGACCATCTGATGGGGACTGACACGCCTCTTTGGACGCCGCTCTACCTTCGGAGCTCCTCAACCATAAATTCAAATGCTCGTTGGTGAAGGTTTCCGGCTGAACCGCAATGGCTGGGCACCAAACCCCACTCGCCTGATGAGAGTCGAACTCACCAACCGTACACCTTTCGAGGAATCGAACCTCCACTAACAAGCATTCAACTTTCAAAAGAACATGAGGAGGGTTTCCACCTTCCCCCTCGAACAGCTTCCTCAAGCCTAAGGGGAAGGGGTTTAAACCTGAATTGCAGAGCTAGGATCTGCCTTCAGGACAAGACGTTGGAGAGTCGTTTTGATTATTGCAACCAGAAAGTGCTTGATAACTGGTTGCAAATATGCTTGATTCCTTCCGTTGGCCGACGATCGGCCTCATTCCTCAACAATCAACAACCTGAATTATGAAAAAGATTACTCGTCGCCATATCATGGCTCTTTATCCTTGCTACGACCCAAAGGAAGTAGGTTTCGATTCCAAGACAAGCGTAACACCGTTGGAATTTATCGATCAGTTTAGGGACAAGGTAAAACACAAGGAAGACATCGTTTGGCTGCTATGCAGAAAACAATACATGTCGGAGCGTGATCAAAGACTCTTCGCCGTGTGGTGTGCTAGGGAGGCATTGAAGCTTGTCGAGAAGCCAGACCCTAGGTCGGTTGAGGCTTGCAACGTTTCCGAACGGTTTGCCAATGGAGATGCGACTTATGAAGAACTAGATGCTGCGTGGGCTGCTGCGAGGGATGCTGCGAGGGATGCTGCGTGGGCTGCTGCGAGGGCTGCTGCGAGGGATGCTGCGAGGGATGCTGCGAGGGATGCTGCGTGGGCTGCTGCGAGGGCTGCTGCGTGGGATGCTGCGAGGGCTGCTGCGTGGGCTGCTGCGAGGGATGCTGCGAGGGCTGCTGCGTGGGATGCTGCGAGGGCTGCTGCGTGGGATGCTGCGTGGGATGCTCAAATCGACCAGTTGCGAACCTATTTCACAGCATAGCTATGGATAACGAAACACGCATGGACTTGGAGTCCCGTA